ATTACAAAGCTATATGTGAGTCATTTTATCAGTTTTATTCTAACTATCAATATCCTTATGGAACGTTGGCTGTAACAGACTGCTCTTACTTGGATGAGTTGGCAGAACTAATGAAATATATTCACTCTAATTATTCTTTTGATAGTACACAAGCTATAAATATTCAGCGTATGGATGGCTACTCCCCTGTGATATTCTATGATTTCGGAGATTATGTACAGACTTTATGTGGTACAGACACAGAAATATATAATAATTTTAAAACACTATTGGAGAAAGTTATCCCTTACAAAACTCATACCAAAGAATTCTACACGGCATCAAGAGGTCCTATTACAGTTGAAAGATATTCAGGAATAACAACCTCTGAACCAAGTACAAATAGCAAGATGGTAGATTACCCAAAAACATCATGGTGCATTGACACACATTAAATTATCACTCTGAACCAAGTTGTGATATAGTCCAAAATCTCCAACGAAGTAACTATCCGTGGGGGGCTTGACCCTTGCACATATAAAAAGCAAAAAGAAAGCGTTATCGGAGTATTACACAAAAAACAGCTGGCTATTACATAATGAAACAACATACTTGACTGATTGGTACGCTTCTCCTACCATGCGGACAAATCCCGGTAACAAAATGACAAAGCGGACAATGTTCTTAACATGCCAACTTGTAAATGGGATGAATGATTTTCGTTTTTCGCAAGTTGATTTTATAAAATTGCTGCCAACAGTTCGTACTTTCGGAAAAAGATGTTATATTTGCAAATGAAAGAGTTATTTGACAGCATAGCAACGCAAAACGCTGAAATTCGCACAGTTGCCAAATCGTTACCTCTATTTCTCAATCGGTTAAGTCAAACCGATAAAAATCTAAAATAAACTGTGTCAGGCTATAAAAGTTATAGTTAGACACGGTTTATTTACATTTCTATCCTTTCCTTTGCAGAGTATAATTCTTCCCATCCTCAGCTTACTTGTCTATGTATGATGCAACAAAATATACAATCGAAATGACCGTATAAAGGAAACACGGCAAGAATATCCAAAGCAAAGTCTTTACCCAACAATTCGACAACCACACACCTTCATTCCTTGACATCATATTAGACATGTCATAGAAATGGCGAGTGAGGATGTCCTTATTCGCCTTTCGGTGGTCTTCAAGAAGTTTAGACTCGTTTTCAATGAGTTTCTTCCTGTTGTTGATTGCCTGTTCCATATCGGCATCATCAACCTTAGCTTTGACAGTTATGTCTTTTACTTTGCCGATGTAGGCTTCAATAGCTTTGGTGACAGTATTCGCTTTATCTGAGGCTTCACTCAATTTGTCTTTTGCTTCATGCATGTAAGCAGTAGCCATTTCAACGCCACTTTTTGCCAAAGTCAAACTATTGCCAGCATCCTTGTAGGCTTGAAGTTGTTGGTCAAATTTGTCAGAAGTCTTGTCCGTTTCAATGTTTTTGTCAATCGTATTCTCGAAAGAACCGAAATCCATATCTGAGATTTTACTTTTACCTATTGGCATAGTATCAGTGTTGTTGGTTGAACATTCGGTTATCTGCCATATCCTTGCTTCTTGCGAGGTCTGCACAGGCGATTAGCCATCATAGCGCAGCGATACGCCCAAGACATTTCATCCTCGTCCTTGTCACGTCCCCAACCTGAGGTAGCACCACCTCCGCCACCGCCAGACTGGGCGGCAATGGTTGTGGCAGCATCAATGTATTCAGCAAAGAGAAGAATGGCGGTCTTCTGCACATCACCAATCCTGGCAAACACATTGTCGGCATTCAAAGCTATATTCTTGTCGATGACATCCAGACAGTTCTGTGGAATATCAACAGGATAATGATGAAACTCGTCCGTATAAAAGTCGAAGTGACGTATCTTTGGAAAGTTGTCCGCAGTGGACAAGGGTTTGGGTACAGTCATAATCTTTGGCTGTTGGGTATTCTTTGTTGGAGTTGAAACTGGTTTCTCCAATTCTTGATGATGTAGTTTTGCCCAAGTGCCTTCAATCTTTGAGGGCATCAGACTACGACCTTTGCCAAGTTCCGAGGACTTATAAATGGAGTTGCCACGCTTGATGGCATATCCACGCACTTGTCCTTTGTTGTCGGATTGTAGTTTGACATCATATCCTATTTGCGTGAGGCATTTTGTGTATAGTCCCCAATCAAAGTATGGCATCTTAGTCAAAACGGAAAGACAATCATTGGTTATCGCGTCCTTATTTTGGCGGCTTACCTCTTGTGCATCTTTCCATCCACGCTGTTGCCCAACTTTGGCGGCAGCAGCCATCGCTCGCTCATAGATATAATGAGCATCATTCACGTTGCCCTTTATGTCTATGCGGTTCGCATCAATGTGAAGGTGCATAATGCCACTCTTGCTGTCACGATGGAGCGCAACTACATATTGGCTGTCTTTGAGGTTGGTTGCCTTTGCACTCTTGCGCTTCGACTTGGCTGAAAGGTCAACAGCATCAAACTCACGGATAAAGTCATCCGCCAACCTCTCCCAGTCCTCCATCGTCCAACCTTGCGTTTCCTCCGAGGTTGGGGAAACCTCGATACGTATCATGTTCCGTTTGAGCGGATGATAACGGTTCAACTTGTCCTCAAACTTCTTCTGCAAGGCAAGCATTCTTGCCCACATTGCCGTTGGGGAAATATCATCGGGCAAGAGATTGGTCTTTACAATCTCCGCCTTGTCCTTATCTACTGAGTAACGTATGGCATTTGCGCCATGACTTATTACCTTTGCTTTTGCTATCATATATGTCGTATGTTCTATTGTGTTAAGTATTTCTCTATCTCAATCATGCGGTTCAAGATTACCTCTGCACTTGTTCTCCATCGTTTCATGAAGATTTCACTGCGGAGAATGTTCTCACGTTCCGTTAGCGGACGACCTTTGAGGAAGCCGAACAATTTTTGTATATCGCCTCTGACATCCGATAGGCTGTTCAAAGCCTCCATTTCTTTGTCAGTCAAGCGTTGTTTGGGGTATTTGCCCTCCAACCGCTTGCGTGCGTATGCGCTTGTGGTCAGTCCGCAAAGAGCAGCATATTCCGCTATCTCCTTATGGAGCTGTGGCGTAAGCCTTACTATCAGGCGGCTCGTGTATTTCGGTGTCTCCTTTTCTATATTTTTCTTATTCATACCAAGTATTGCTTCTATAAAAGTGTGCAACCCAATGCGAGCTTGCGAGCGTTCAAGAAGTCCATTGGCATACGTACAAACGAAGTGCGTTTGTATGACATTGGTATTTCTTGCATAGCACTGCTATCAGAGTTTACGCACAAGCACGCTACGCATTGGGGTTGCACCAGTTCACAGACTTGTTGTATAATGGTTTTCAAATTACCCAAGCAACAGCAATTGTGGGGCATCCTCCGCCTCCATCTGTTCCTTGAAGAATTGCCTTCTGGCTTCTGCCTCCAGTTCCATGTCTGAGACGCTTGGCGGTGGAACATCTTCCTCCTCGCCATTATCGCCATTTCCAGAAGTTAGGGAAGAAAAGGAACTGTTGGCAAGTTGTGTTGGAGGAGTACCGCCATTTTTGATGGGCGGATCCTCCTTGTTAGGGAATGCGGTTGTGGAAGTCATAGTATTAGACTTGCCGGAACAGTCTCTTTGGTTGATGGGAACATAGTGAGGATTGACATATTTCTTGCCGTCAACAATCCATGCAGAAATGCATAGCAATGTGTGAACACTTCCTCGTCTTGTCTGTACAGAAGAAAGGATGCCCAATTTGTTCATGTGGTCAAGCATCTTGGAGACGGTTTTTCGGTCACACTTCCATAGTTTGGATAGAGCCACCTCTGACATGTTCACTTCCCACAATTCTGTTGTGGACTCCCCAACCTCATTTGAGGTTTCAATCTGTCGTGTCACAATCTGAATGAGTTGATATAGGCACGAAAGGCGATTGATGCCAGCCGTGCCACCCATCAGATAGTTCACTTGTTCGTTACTCAAGATAATGCTGTTGAAAATATTACTGTTCATCGTTGTATGATATTTGATGTGTAAATGTTTTGTTGCTGTAATGCTGAAAACTCTATGCCGTGAAAAGAGAAGCTATCGTCTCATGCCGAAGCCTCTCTCTGGCATATAATACTCCTTGTCGTATGCGATATGGTCAAGCACACGTTGCAGTCGGTCAAGTTGTGGACTGTCAAGCACTTGTATGGCATTGATGGTGATTTTCTGTGATGCTATTCTTCGATGCTCACAGTTTCTTTCCGACATGGTTCCGTCACCGTCTGCAAATACTGAATGCAGGTAAGCGTTGACGGATTCCGTCTGTTCCTTGCTTGGGTAAGCAGCAGGAAAGCGGTCGGAAATGTAGTCCACCATATTGCTGACCGCATTAGCCAACAGAGGGTCACGTTTTTGCAGACTGTTTATAAGTTCATCTTTCGTCATGATGCTATGGTCTATTGTTCATTTCATTCAGACGGCTTGCTGCCTCCAGTCTTATCTCCTCCTCCGACATGGCTCTTGCTCCTCGCACCCAGTCAAGCAAGGCTTTCTTCTCAAAGAATATGAGCTTGCCAGCAGGCTTGAAGTACGGCAACTGGTTAAGATGCGTCATCTTGTAGAGCGTGCTCTTGGCAATGCCGAGAAAGGCGGAAGCCTCTTCAAGGTTCAACACTTCCTTTGTCATATAGCAAAGGTTCTCCAACTTGTTCACTCTCGACTGAAGCTCCACTATCTTGCGCTCATGGTCGAGGTTCATCTTTAATGCGTTCTTTTCTGTCATAAATCTGATATTTTGTTTATTTCGTTATCGATTTCGGCTGCAAAGGTATATTGTTGCCAATGATATTCAAGCAGCCGTTATGGTTTATTAAAAGTGCTGATTTTCAATTCTTTGGTTCTATTTTACCATGCTGCGATGTGGTAGATTGGTCGGACACTTACTTGAATTTCAGCATCTTCAAATGTCTATCGTTCAAACATTCACAAAACCAAGGATTGGACAATAAGGGTGGCAAATCTTTGGTTCTATTGCCAGTTCTCGTTTTTGAAAATGTCCATCAGAGTGCAAAACAAAATTTAACACCCGATTTTCGCAAGTCATGCTGTTTGAGGTCAAAATCGCTTGCAATAACCACATTTGGAGTACAATGGTAGGAAAATGAGTTGTGAATGAGAGAAATAGGGATTTCCCCTCGTTTTTCAAGGGACAAATTTGTACCTTTGCAAACGAAACAGAGGTATTCCACAAGGGATATTTCGGGCGAAGTGTTCTTGACTTTATTTTTCCGTGGTTTTGTCCCGTTTTTGTCCCTCGCTGATTTTGTATCACGAGACAAAAATTCATAAATGACTGATTTACAGCGACTAAAATCGTGTTTTGGAGAATTGGTAACGGCAACCACCAGAACGGTCCCTGCGAGCCGGTAAAAGTCGCATCAGTCAGGAACTCGTTCGTTTGAAAAATCACATCGTCTATTTCTTCTTCAAGGATATTAATACCGAAATCCGAGAGTATATTTCCGTCTGCCATACGTTTTTGTTTTTTCAGTTCCCTTTGTTTACTGTTTCATCTCCGTCGCCGCTGCCACCCGTGTTATTGCCTGATTGCGGGCCGCGCACGGCAAAGCGCGATTCGTGCCATCGGTTCACCGCATCGCGGACAATACTCTCCTTATCCAGAGTACGGTCAGCGGTAGCATTCAGTAGCGTACTTGTTATCGTAGTATTCTGCCGTTTGGCAAGGTAGCCGACAAGGATTTCGTTCTGTCGAGTTATATCCTCGTAGATGCGCAGATACTCTTTCTTCCGCTGTGCGTTGGGCATATAGGCATCTTTCGTTGCATCAATGGCGCACTGGTAGATATGGTAATATTCCGTCCATCTGTCTTTATCCTCCGGTGTCCCCCCGACAGGCAAGATGCGGTCTATGTTTCGTTTGAACCGTACCATCTGTCCATTGACCTTATCGCCTTCAGCGACCCATGCGATGTCCGCTTGACGGTCAGCCACGTTCAAGGCTTCTATCTTTGCCCGGCTCACCAATGCCGAGTCGATGGCTTCAGCTTCGTCCGTTTGGTTGTATAGGTGGACGCCCGCCAGTGTGCGGAACGACAGTTTGTTCTTGACTGCTGCCGACTTCTTATACTTGTTGTGCAGTATGGAGTAGTAGAGGTCGGGCGAGAGTGCTCCCGTACCGGTTTCCATTACTGTTACTTGGTTTTGTTTCGGCGAATCGTGGTTATAGGTCACGGATTGTGCCTTTGCCGCCGTGGTTGCAATTATTGTAACCGTCACGAGTAAGAGTATTCTGTCCATATTTACTTTCGGTTATTTGTTATTAATCTTTCAATACTCAATGTGCTTCAATCAGTTAATCACCAGGATTATTCCACATTTCTTTTTATATTATATTCATTTCTAATCCTTTCCTCTCCCCGCAAGAAGTGCATATCATCCTTTTCAATACAAATACATTTTCTATTCGTATGAATACAGGCGATTGCAGTGCTCATGCTTCCAGAGGCAAAATCAAGGACTGTGTCCCCCTCTTTCGTGTATGTTTTTATCAGATATTTTAACAATGCGACTGGTTTTTGATTAACATGAATCGTTTTGCCCTCTGATTCCGCAGTTTTAAAATATTTCACACTTCGTGGGTATCTCGTTCCTTTGTTTTCATTTCTGAATGTAGGATTTGGTACCTTGTTTACTCCTGTCCAGTTACTTCCTCTCTTTGTACGATTCTCATAAGGCTCCCCTTCCTCCATGATTGGATAATAAGGAGTTCTGCCGTTACAAAAGATACTGATTAGCTCATGCGCTTTTAGAGGTTGCTTTTTAGCAAGAAGGAAATTGCTTGCTTTTGACTTTTCCCATACCCAGTCATATTTAAATTCGGCTAAATTGCCACAGCGTAAAAGGCTGCTGAACGGTTCGCTGCCAAATAAAGCCGTAGGCGCATTATCCTTTCTCACTCTTCTAATCTCCTCCCACATTTTCGAGAATGGTATTATCTTATCCCATTGCGAGGCTGTAATTCCGAAAGGTGGGTCGCATAGAACTAAATCAATACTTGATTCTGGGAGAAGAGGCATTACTTCAAGGCAATCGGCTTTATATAGCGTAATGTCTTTTTCAAAAACGATCTTTTTCATTACATCTTTTATTAATCCAAATGTCCATTTGCCTCTTGGTTATAGGCCAGATAGACTTGTTTGTACTTAAAGTTTCTTTCTCTGTTTGTACTTCTCCGAACATTCAGGACGAAACGCTTTTCCTGCGTTTTAAGATATCCCTTATCAATTTCGGTACATAGAAGTCATAATCTAACTTGTGGCATTATTTACCTCCTTCCTCTTTTACCGTCAATAATCCAGTCGTCCCGCATTGCGCCATCGTCCGAAAGCACCGTCAATAATTTCCCGTTTGGTACGTTCCCGGTAAATCTTCGATTTCCAGTAGCCGATACGTACCTGTATGTATCTCCATGTCTCGATGTATGCCCGGTTCAAGTGTTGCTCAATGCTGTCCAGCGACTTGTTCACGGACTCCAGTACCATAAGCAGGTCGCTGGTCGAGCAGGCCGCTGCGCCCGTGGCATACAGCACGAGGTCGCTCACCGACTTATAGAGGTGTTCTCCCTCGTTGGCGATGTCCCGTATTGCTTTTTCATTGATAGTCAGTATCAGTGCGTCTGACGGCTCGATGTTCCCATGTTTTAGGATTTTCTCATGGAAAGCCTCCAGCATGGTCTTATAGTCACCGATACGGTCACTTACCGAGCTGTAGGTATCCTTCACGTTCAGCACCGTCCGCAGGGATTGGTACATCACGTCGATGACATCAAAGGCACGGGTATAGCGGTCAAGGTCGATATTTACTTCCTTGTATTTGCCCGTCTCCTCACGGCTGTACTCATGCAGCAGTTGGTTGCTGTATTCCAGCGTGCTTCGGGCCAGCAACAGGCTGCGTTGTTTTTTGTGGTCATTTATGTACGCTTCCACCGACACGATATCGAATGTCCATTGGCCCTTGGCGACATCGGGTAGTAGTGCAAGCAACGTAATGGCTATCAGTATAGTGCGTTTCATGGCCGTACCTCCTTTCTGCCACTTCGGGATGTTCGTGCGTTTTCTACCCAGCGGTCATGGCACTCTTCCACGAGTGTCAGCCTACGACCCTCGTCCGTATCGAGTCCCGGTAGCACATCCTTCAGTACGTCGATGATGTTCCGCTTGTAGTGCATCATCTTCTCCAAGGATACGAGGTCGGCGTATATTTTCGTGATACGTGAATCCACTTCTCGTGCGATTTCGAGGCGGTCACTTGACCAAAGCAGGTGGTACACGTCGCTGTTCGGTACTTCTTCCATAGGTTCTGTACGGGCATACTCGGTAGTGATTTTACAGTTGGGATATTCCCGTGCGATTTCCGATATGCGATTATTCACGATTTTAGTCTTTTCCTCGTTCGGCAGGTTCGGATCGAGTGTCAGTACATCGGTAACGTGCGTGTCTGTGTATGCCGAAGTCAATTCCCAACTGATTTGGATAATGGCACGGTGAATCTTGATACCCAGAAAGTATTTCGGCTTCCGTGCGATAGAAATAGTCGCACGGAACGTAATGATACCATTGATGTTCGGCATCGTCGCCTTACGGACGAACGTATAGCCGCTCCATGTACCTCCGTCCTGCCAAGTGAGGCTATAGGCTGTCTTGCAATCCTGCATGATAGCCGGTAGGCGGTAGTAATCATCTGTCGGCACATCGTTCTCTGCTTCCGCTTCCTGCTTTGCATCTGCGTACTCCTTCTGTTTTTGTTGCCACTCGGCAAGTTCGCTTTTCAGTTCCTCGATACGTGTCCGGTTGGAGTTATATTGTTGCCGGTAAGCTGCTGCGTCTTCCACGCTCGCCTCGGCAATTTTTTTCAGAAGGTCGGCGTTTTCCTTTTCCAAGGCACTAATCTGAGATTGAAGAACGGCGACTTGATTGTCCGCTTCCCGTATCAGTGCGTCCAGTTCTGAAAGGTCCAGTTCGTTCTCCGTTACCGAGGTCTGCATGACGCACTCTTTGGAGTGGGCATCCAGTGAGCCGCCACACTTGCGACACTTGTATTGTGTCGAGCCTTGTCCCAGCGTCGCCCCGTCTGAACAGGTTACACTGATGGTCACGCTTTCGCATCCCTGCAATTTTGCGGCATCCGTCGCCTGATAATAGTTCCGTGCATCGGATGCTATGTAATAGACATAGCCTTCCTCGTTGTCATTGAACTCCGAGAGGCGGGCATTGAGCTGCGCTTTGAACGTATTCAAATCCATCGAATAGGAGTCGAAGACATCCTCATAGACCACCTCCGTCCGATTCCAACTCTGTGTCACGTGTATCTCGTAGGCGTATGCCTTCTTTGTCTGTTTGTTACCCTTACTGATGATATAGGCCTGTTGTCGGGTATTGATAGTATAGGTGTAGCCATCGTTGCTATTGTTGAGCTGTTGCACTCGGCTTCTTGACCATCCGGCATACCGTTCTGAATTGGCGAGGGCCTGCTCCCGTTGCGAAGCGTTCGGATAAAATCCCGGATCACTCGTGTTAAAGCGTGTCCATGCGCCCCCATTCAATATGCTGTTGTCGTCTGTCGGTGGGTAGTAGTCGCATAGAGAAATGCTTCCTTGATCACGCCGTGCGATATACCACCGTTGCGTGTAATAGTTCCCGACAGCATTGTCCATATAGTCGGTCATCCACGATGTGAGGTCGTAGTTGCTGAAATTGAACAATGCGGCCACGCTATCCTGACCGCCCACCATGTCGATTAGCAGACTGCCGATGTCATGTTCCGCCTGCTCGAAGAGAGTACCGTAGTGTTCATACAGGTTGCCGATTTCATTGACTTTGCCACCCAGCAGGTCATGGAACGCACTACTTTGCAGTAGAGCGTCACCGAGGTTCTCCATACCTGATGTTGCCAGCCCTACGCCCATGTTATAAAGGTTGTCAATGTCGCCCTTTAAGTTCTCAATCGTGAAATTGCCCGGCACTTTGGTAAAGTTGTCCAACATCCGTTGCCAATCGGTACCACCCAGTTCTGCGAGGTTCAGCAAGGTGGCAATGTCGCGGTCAATTTCCAGAAAAGCGATGTCCGAGAACGACAGCGTGCTGTTTGTCACCACACTTTCGAACTGCATACACAGGCTCTTCGTATCGTCGCACACCTTCATCAGATAGCTGCCCCAGTGGATTGCTGTTTGTGGTGAGCGCAGCATCAGCTTCGCCACCACCCATATTTTCGGCATGATTTTTTCTGCCACCATGTGGTAAATTCGACGATAGTAGTAATTTTCCGTGCTGCTGCACCAGATGCCAAGGTCGGACAGAGCCTTGTGTTCCAAAAATTTGGAAGAAAATATCCCTGCTGCCGCCACTTCTGCCGCCGTATAGTGTTTCAGAATATCATCCACCTGCTCGCGGTAGTAGCTTTCGGCTACTGCCTCCGTGCCGAATGCTGCGGCCATGGCCGCCACGGTACGAGCGTCATAGTTCACGCTGTAATATTGTGCGTGAACGTGCTGTGTCAGGGCAGGCAATAGGATAACCCAAAAGATAAACAGCCGTTTCATCGTTTCAGACCTCTTTTATGTATTCCGGTTCCTTGTGATTGAAATACCACCGTTCAGATTCGATACAATTCTCCGTGACAAGTCGGCAGAACATATCATGTATGATGGTAGTATCCTTGATGGCCCTTTTGATCCGGGCTTCTTGGGAGCCGAACCATCTCAAAAAGAAAGGCTCGTTTAGATAAGTTTCGCGCACGGTCTGATAACGTAGCCATCCCAAGTCACTTAGTCTTTTTTCACTCATCGGACTACTGTTCAGTTCCCTGAATAGTTCTTCTCGAAACCTGTTTTCATCGAAGACAGGTTTGCTGTTACATAGCCTGTCGCACATATCGTAAAACTCCTTTTCTTTGGGGTTTTCTTCATAATACCGGTTCAAATACGCTTCCAGTTCTACATCGGACATACCCAACCGAAGGGAATACTCTGCCAACAACCGTTCGATGGCGGCTACTTTGTCCGGTGTCATGTCATCCATGCGGAGCAGGTTCTCCTTGGACAGCATACAAAACTCCCGGAGGGACAAAACAGTGAGTTCCGGATTGCTGACAGAGATTTGTTCGCGCGTCAAGCTGCTTTCAAACCCCATCATATTTATCCCGTAGCCCAGTGACAGGGTGATTAAAATCCTTTTCGTTTTCATTATGATGTTATTTTAGTGGTTAAGTTCAGTACACATCCCGCTTCATTAACTTTCTGCGCAAACGGCAATGCCTTGCCGATATCGCTGGTATTCCAGTCGCGGCAATATGCCTCGATAGCCTCTTGGTGGCTGCATTGTAACTCGCGCTTGTAAAGCTTCAGAGCCTCTTTCTCCGCTCGTTCGGTCGTGTAAGTCATGTAGCACTCGCGCGGTTCTTCCACGCCATAAACACCGCTGGTCGTGCCCCGACGGATAAACACCTCGCGGAAGAAGCTGCGTCCTTCCTTGTTTTCAAGGCGGTTAATGGTGAAAATTTTCTTACAGTCCACGTCCGTTAGGCCAAGAATCGTCTTGATGGTGTCGAAACGTTCCTTGAATTTGCTCTGGTCAAGCAGCATCACCACATCCGAGTTATTGATGATGGCCTCTTTCACGATTTCGCTGCCGATGATGTCTTGTATTTCCTGTGTCACCACGCCCACACTGGCCCAGAATTTACGCGCTGTTTTGTACATAAATTTAATGTACTCCGCCATCAGCGGGCTGGCGATGGCTTTCCATGCTTCCTCGATGACAAGGACTTTGCGGTTCTTCTTGATGCGCATTTTTTGCAAGAAAACATCCATGATAATCAGCGTGACCAAAGGAAAAAGCAGCGGGTCATCTTTTATGCTGTCGATTTCGAAGACCACGAACGTCTCGTCGAACAGCGAGCTGTCCATGTTCTCGTTCAGCGTTTTTTCGTGGTTGCCGCCCAAATAGAAGTCCTTCATCATATAGCGGTATGTCGAGAGGTCGATGCCCGTGATACGGTTCTCCTCACAGATATCCGGGATGCGCTGCACGGAATATTCATAGAAAGAGTTGAATGACAGTTCCTCCACTTTCAGTTCCTTGCGTCGGCCCTCTATCTCGTCAATGATACCCTCGATGCGGACCGCGCGTTCCCGTTCGCTTTCGTGCCGCTTCTCACTGCTGTTGCGGTTATCAATAACGAGGCTCTTACGCAAGTCCTCACGCTGTTGGGGTGTGAAGCCCTCGAAACCATTGAAGTAGGCGTCGTAATATTCCGTGATGACGTGCTCTATCAGACGGTCTTCCGTCTTTGTGACCGTTCCCTGCGTACCTTTCCAGATAAGCAAGACGAGGTTTTTCAAGAATCCCGTTTTTTCTACGTTCATCTCTTCCCGATTGATACGGAACGGATTCATCGTGATGGGCCGTTCCTCGGTATAGCTGATATACTTGCCGCCGAAATACTCGCATAGCCCCTCGTATGAGTTACCCGTATCGACCATTACCACGTCCGTCCCCTGTTCATGCAACTGTATGGGGCACAGAACGAAACGTATATTGAGGATTGAGCGGAAAGAATATCAAACCTATTGATATACAAAATGTTATGCAAAATATGAGTGGATGGCTCTGCAAAACGAAACGTTTACGTGGGTTTAATTTGCAGCTACATTTAGGTGCTTTTTAGGCATACAGATTTGCAGATAGGTTTAATTGGGTTTACATAAGGCTTACATGGTTGATTCTGGTGGGGGAGTGAGTGGCAGCTGCGGCTGCTTTTTTTGTGCCTGATTATTTGATATAATGCTGCTTAAATTATTCCATATAATAGTTATTTGGTATATTTGCGACAAAATATTATTAGTTATGGCAAAGGTAATACATATACATTTGACACACGGAATAGAAGGAACAAAGCGGAAAGACTGGTATTTTAGTAGTATAACGGCCATTTATACTGTTTTGACGGCAGAACAGGTGGGCGCAACGAAGAATTATCTGCTTCATGCAGGATTATCTGGTAACGGGACTGTATGCACCAAAAAGGCTATAATAAAGCAATCTACGCTCATTTCTTGCGGGCGTAGTGGAAATGTATCAGACGAATAATAAGCGGCTAAAAAGGCAATAAAAACGGCTTTAGAATGATCCGGTGTGGGGAGGTGGTTATACCTCCCCTTTTTTGTGCTTGAAATCGGTCTTTTTTGACGCTGGATATTCAGGTGGATATTCAAAGTGGATATTCACTTTTATAGAACTGGATATTCAAAATAGGGTTTTGGCGGTGTGCGATACAGACATGCTAAAATACCACAATTTTAAAAATACCCCTTGTTTTTTATTTGATAGCCCCCCCCTAAAAACCTATCATTTTTCACGTTTTACTTTTTAAATTCCCCAATATCAGTGCCTTTATGCCCTTATATAATGGTAGGGGAGGGGGATTGCTTGGGAGGGGGACATCATGGGGGATGATAGGGGGTACGCTTCGTTTTCCATCACCGGTGTATGGTAATAGTAAATCCGCCTACCCGACATTTGCAGTACCGGAAATGGGCGCATCCGATACATGTTTTTCCTTTTCGATTGTCATTTGCCGGATTCGTTCCTCTAAGCGTCCGATTTCTCTATCTTGTTCCCTGATGATTTCTTCTTTTTCTCTAATTAAGGCAAGGAGAGAGGATAGTTCGGTTGTTTGTGTTGTTGTAGATGATGTATTATAGTAAATATCACCTTTCCCAGTAAGTAACCAGGTAGGGTTTATATCATTATGTATTTCGATAATTTTCGACACCCATAAACTTGATATATCTGTTCCTTTGCTAATGCATCTTGAAATTACTCCATTCGAGCACCCAATAGCTTGTTCAAGTGCCCTTGTACTGATACCTTTTTCTTTAATTAGGATTGCAATCCTGTCGGAAATATTCGTCATAAGTCGTAAATTATCTACATAAAACTTTTTAGTGTCGAAAATATTCTATATATTTGCAGCGTGTTCAAAAAGGAACCCCGCGCCAAATATACGAAAAAGGCATGTGATTAGCGAATTTTAAGGATTAAAGAAAATGAACGAAGAAATAAAAGAATGGCAGACACAGAGCGTGAAGCACAAGGTGGCTTACGTGTTGATGATGGACGGTATCAGCTTCAGATATACCGAAGAGACCGGGATTGTGTTTTCCGCACCTGATTTTTATGTGAAGAACCTTATCCGCCGCCTGATGAGTTGTTACGGCGTGAGTTTGAAACCGATTATAAACGAATTTAAATAAGTGAGATTATGGAAAACAAGAAAATGAGTTGCTGGGATTTTGTATTCAGTTCTGTAAAGACCCATATAGATGATTTGGTAAGACAGGCTGACAAGTACACCAAAGACATGAATGAGGATTTTGAACATTTCTTCTGCTGGTATGCCGAGGATATGTACAAGACGCAACGTGAACTTTCCTGTTACCGTGCCTTGAAGGTGGTTTTATCTGCCGGTAGCCATGATGATGTAAAGTTATACATGGAAAGCAAGATAAACAGTCTGACTGATAGTCTTCTTACCGGAAGCATCCGCAAGAACAGCACCAGTGCGGCTTCAAATTTGGCGCATACGTTGGAACTGGAAGTGAACCAGAAGATACGTGAGAAATTCACTATACTTCTTGGGATTATTGAAAAAGGTGAAAAGGTTGAGGGACAACAGTAAACCCAGCGTGACAACCCGGAAGGCGTTAAGAGACGGGTGACGGTGTGGAAAGACACACGGGAGTGCATGGTTCTTGTGCCGGGGTTCGATTCCCCGGACTCCCCCCAATATTAATCATTAAAACAAGTGAGATATGAACAAGAGGTACATTCACATTACGAAAGCCGACCGCGACTTTATCGCAAAGGCACTCAACGTGACAGAGAAGACTGTTTATAACGCTATCCGGTTTGATGACCGTCGTGGCAACTCCGAACTTTCTGCAAAGATCCGTAAGTTGGCCATGGATCGTGGCGGTATTGTGATGGTTGTTATTCCGGAAATAGAAACTTTCCATGATTATGACAATGTGATGCGTCAGTACTGTCCGAACGGTGCCTTGATAGAGCTTGACCGTAATGATGGTAGCGGTCAGGTAATATTCAAGGGAGAAACGGTGAAGACTTACGAGCATGTGATGGTTGCCGATATTAACCAAATCCAAGCGTTTGCATCGGCATTGAGATAGGAGGCGGCTATGTTGGTGTATTACGGTAACATACAGTGTATTTCTGCACGTGAGCTCATAGATGGCGGCTATATCACCGAATCCTGCTACAGGAACTGGGTGAACCGTGGCCGTATCAAGGTGGTGCGTCGTGGTGGAGGTGCTGCTGGAAATTGCGCGTTGGTCGCCCTCAATAGCCTGCCTACCGAGTGTCTGGAACGGGTGAAGGAAGACAACCCCGGTGGAACAGAGCAGGCACTTCGCCACTGGATACTCTCAAACTATGTGCTGGATCAGGCTGCAGTAGCCTATTTTTTGGATTGGGCTTCTCATTCTTCCAGCAACAGAGCAACAGACGAACTTGCCCGGAAATATGCGGTGAATGCTTCCGTGTTGAATACTTGTATCAAGCTTTATAACAGAAGCAATGATTACCGAAAACTGATGGGTGAAAAATATAACTGGGACATGATGGCCACCACCATCGAGACCCTACGCGAAGACTTTGGTCATGATCTTCCTGCCAGTACCCTTCGTTTCCGCAAGAAAGTGAACGAATATAAGCAATACGGTTATGAATGTTTGATAACCGGAAAATTCGGCAACCAGAACAAACGGAAGGTAACTCACATGGACGAACGCCTGGTGATGAGTTTGAAAGTACTTCCCAACCAACCATACGGCAGTGATGTGCATGAAATGTATCTGTCGTTTGTATGCGGTGAACTGGAAGTATGGGATCTGGAAACAGGAGAGATATTCAATCCGGAAAACTTTACGGATAAGAACGGGGAACCGAAAGAACTGAGCGAAAGCACTATCCGGAACATACTGAACAACCCGGCAAGCCAGCTGCTGATAGAAAAAGCCTTGCGTGGACGTATGGAATTCTATCATGAGCAAATGCCGCACATGCACCGCCATGGTGGTAAGTTCTCCCTGTCACAAATAACGATGGATGACGTGGATTTGCCGCGTCGGATGAAAGGCGGCGAGTATGTGCATGCCTATTATGCTTATGATGTGGTGAGCCAGTGCCGTATCGGGCTGGCCTACGGGCGGGATAAGGATGATGCCTTGGTAGTGGACTGTTTTCGTGATATGTTCCGGCTCATCGAACGCAACGGATGGGGTATTCCAGCCGGTATTGAGGTGGAGCAGCACTTGATGAGCAAGTATAAAGAAGGATTCCTGAAGGCAGGTGAGGTATTTAAGTTTGTGCATTTCTGTGCCCCACAGAACTCACAGGAGAAATATGCTGAAGCTCTGAACGGTGCGTTCAAGACAACCATAGCACATAAGAACCATGAAGCCATTGGCCGCTGGCATAACAAAGGTGCACGGCGGGTGGACCAGAAGAAAGTGAGTGACAGCAGCAACCACACCTGGGAAGACAGAAAGTATTATACGTTTGAAGAGCTTGTGGCGGACGACCGGCGCGATTGTGAAGAATGGAACAATACGCTTCACCCCAATCAAAAGAAATATCCCGGAATGACCCGTTGGGATGTGCTCGTAGCCAAAATCAATCCGACCCTTCGACCGCTTGATAAACTGACCTTGAGCAGATATATCGGAGAAAAGGTAGATACCAGTATTCGTAGAAATTCCACAGTACGTGTGGCAAATGCGGACTGGTGGCTGAGCGGTCCGGAAGTGCTGGAGCAGCTGGAACCAAACAACCGCAAGGTGACGGCTTACTATCTGCCGGATGAAGAGGGCAAGCCTACGGATGTCTTCCTGTACCAGAACGACCGCTACCTTGACAAGGTTCGTCCGGTAGTGACTTACAACCGGGTGATGGCAGAACAGACCGAAGAAGACCGGGTAGCCTATACAGAGCAAAACAAAGTTCTGAGTCATTTCAGCAAATACCTCAATGACCACGCCATCGGAAAGGTGGGAACCGGTACACCGGATCAGCCAACGGATGACCCGGAAGAGGAACTGGAACTTCCCCCGGTGGAACTATCCGATGATTTGCCAGCCGAATTGTCGGCAGATCCGGAATCAGATTATGAATGGCACTCCGGAATAAGCGAGGCAATGAGGGCCATCAGTGACATGTAAGAATAGAATTAGAACAACATTAAAACAGCGTTAGAATTATGATTACAGAAGCGCAAAAACAGAAGATTTTAGCAGCGATAGCCGCCAACCGTGCGAACTATCCCAGTGATGCCAAGCATGCTGCCTCTTTAGCCATCAGTACATCTGTGTACAGTGCAATCAAGAACGGACAGACAGACAAAGCCCTGAGCGATGCCAACTGGATAAGCATTGCCCGCAAATTAGGGGTGAACCTCCGTGGTGAAATGGAATGGAAAGCAGCCAAGACCCCGACCTTTGAATATATAACTGCCCAGCTGGAGTTCTCACAGCAGTCCAGTCTGTCGGGCATCTTGTGCGACATGCCCAATATCGGCAAGACTTTCACGGCACGTTATTATGTGCAAAGCCACAAGAATGCCGTTTATATCGACTGCTCGCAGGTAAAGACAAAATTGAAGTTGGTACGCAAGATTGCTGCAGAGTTTGGTGTGGACAGCAAGGGGAAGTATTCTGATGTGTATGAAGACCTGGTATATTACCTCCGTTCGATGGAAACCCCGCTTATCATCCTCGATGAAGCAGGCGACCTGCAGTATGAAGCTTTCCTGGAACTGAAGGCCTTATGGAATGCCACTGAGCGCTGCTGCGCCTGGTATATGATGGGGGCAGACGGATTGAAAGAGAAAATCAACCGGTCCATAGAATGTAAGAAGGTGGGCTATACCGAAATGTTGAGCCGTTATGGTGACCGGTACAGCAAGGTGACTCCGGATGATGGAAAGGAGCGCGAACAGTTCTTGAACAACCAGGCACGTATTGTAGCCAAGGTAAATGCTCCTGCGGGGGCTGATATAGCCCAGATTGTACGGAAGACATGCGGTGGTTTGAGAAGAGTCTATACCGAGATTGAGAAACTTAAAATGACAGCGGAATAATGAAGCGTGCGTACAGTCCGAAGGAAATAGCCGCCAAGAAATGGGTTACTCTGCCGTGGGATGAGAAATGGAGCAAACCTTTCGGGTTCCCGGCAGAGAACGCTTCGTGGTTCATCAGCGGTGCCAGTGCCAGTGGGAAAAGCAGCTTTGTGATGCAACTTGGAAAGGAACTGTGCAACTATGGGACGGTGCTGTACATGAGTTACGAAGAGAAAATCAACCAAAGCTTCCAACGGCGTATGGGTTATCTGAAGATGAATGAGGTGCAGGGTAAATTTCGTGTGGTGACAGAAGGCAGTCTGGAGGAAGTGATTGCCAGACTGAAAAAACCGAAAAGCCCGAAGTTTATCATCATCGATTCCTTTCAGGTGGCCGGATGGGATTATCCGCAGGCTGTGGAACTGATGGAAACCTTTCCGAAGAAATGTTTCATCTGGATCAGCCAGGAAAAGAAAAGCCAGCCGATGGGTGGCGGTGCAGTAAGATTGAAATATATCTGTGATATGAAGATTCGGGTGGTCGGTTATAAAGCTTATTGTCAAGGACGCGCCATTGGAGACCCGGGAAGCTATTATGTGGTATGGGAAGACGGAATCATTCAAACAAGTAATAATTTACCAAAATGATTATGGATAATAACGAGAAGGCTTTTGAAAGCTACACCGGAACTGAAGTGTTCCAGATACTGCTGGACGGAAATTCCAGCCGGTCCGTATTGGATGACTGGCTGGAGCGAAACATCCAAAGCGACTTAAAAGTGAGAAGAGCGAAAATGCCCGGTCATGTCGTAATAGAAACGGGTGATGTCTTGTTTGCACGTAATGTGCTGATATGGAATCCAAGTTGTAAAGTAAACATTAAAAAGATTTGAAGTGATGGAAAAGAAAGAAGAAAAGAAAGTGTGCTGCATCTGCGGCAAAGAGTATGAGGGCTACGGATACAATCCGTTCCCGGTGAAAGAAGAAGGCTGCTGCTGCCAATCGTGCAACTACAGTGTGGTCGTTCCGGAACGGTGGGAACGGCACAAGGCTTATCAGCGCGGTGAGGCGACCGGTGCCGGGAAGGTGTACATCAGCGGAGCTATCGCGCATTATGACATGGATGAGCGCAAGGAAGCCTTCAGCCGTGCCGAGGAGGAACTGAAGGCACAAGGCTATGACCCTGTAAACCCTTTCAGGAACGGATTGCCGGATGAAGCTCATTGGAGAGCCCACATGCGGGCCGACATTGCCCTGTTGCTGGCTTGTGACTATATCTATATGCTGAAGGACTGGGAACTGAGCAAGGGAGCCAAACTGGAACTTGACGTGGCCAGTTCGTGTGGCATTAAAGTGTTGTTTGAATAAAATTAGTCGATATGGGAAAAATAAAAATGGAAACCGGTGTTGTGGTGATGAAGTTGACCGCTACGGTATATAGAGGAACAATTCGTGAAATCCAATCCTCACGCATAGGTTTTTGCGGGGAGTACAATAAAGAAATACTTTCTAAAATGGGTGATGAGTTCAAAAAGATATTTGCTAAGCAAATTGAGGCTGAATACAAAGGTAAATCAGTGAAGCCGGATAAGATAATTTATCGTGTCAGTACCAAATCAACGGAATGTGAAATGATTCTTAATGGTAAATGACATGGCACAGGAAGTAACCAATTTCGCCCGGTTCTACACATTGTTCAACAAGCTTCCCTGTACAGGAGACCGGGAAGAATTCAAGAAAAGCATTGTGCTGCAGTACACGTGGAACCGGACGGACAGTCTGAAGGAAATGACAGCCAAGGAGTATGAAGCCTGCTGTACGGCTCTGGAGAAGCTGAGCGGACAAGACGAATGGCGACAGAAGCTGCGTGAGGAGCTGCGGCGGAAACGGAGTCTCTGTCTGAACCTGATGCAGAAGCTGGGCATAGATACATCCGACTGGGCACGAATCAATGACTTCTGCAGTAATCCCCGAATAGTCGGCAAAGCGTTCAGACAGATTACGGTGGACGAACTGGATGAACTGGCGGTAAAGCTTCGGTCCATACAACGGAAAGGCGGCTTGAAGCCCAGGAAAGAAAAGCAAACGATTAACCCCGTGAGCATGGTATCACTCATTCAGATTGACCCTGATGCTCCGGCAAACTGATAGGATATGGAAAATAGAAACACAAAGATTTTAGAGAATCTGAAAAAGGAAATCAACCTGCTTGCCTCTGATATGGAGAAGCAAGATGCAGCCGAGTTTTATAGTGAATTGGCTGACTGGGCATACGCCAACGGAGAGGCTATGCTGATGGAAGACGAACCTGAAATGCAGGATTATGAAAACCAATAACCCCAAAAAACAAGAATCATGGAAGAAATGAAACAAACGACCGTGGTAATGACGGCAGAGGAAAAGGCGGAATTTGAAGCCTTCCAGAGAGAAAAAGCAAAGAAAGCGGCAGAGGAAAAAGCCAAGAATGACCGCGAAATGTACAAACAGATGGTGGATGAGGAGATAGCAAACTCCATTCCGGTACTGCTGGGCATCAGTGAGCAGATCAAGGCAAGCAAGCAGACTGTGATGGACAACTTCAAAACCATTCTGGAAATGAAGGCAGACCTTTTCAAGACCAAGGTGAAGGATGACCAGCGCAGCCATACCTTTACTAACAGTGAAGGCGACAAACGAATCACGCTGGGTGTGTATGTGACCGACGGTTACCGTGACACGGTGGAAGACGGTATAGCCATTGTGAAGGAATACATCGAAGGTCTGGCCAAAGATGAAAAGACCAAGGCACTGGTGAGCATGGTGCTTCGTCTGTTGGCCCGTGATGCCAAGGGAACGCTGAAGGCTTCACGCATCGTGCAGCTTCGCAAAGTGGCCATGGAAACCGGAGATGACCGTTTCATTGAAGGTGTGCGTATCATTGAGGAAGCCTACCAGCCGGAAGTGAGCAAACAGTTTATCCGTGCTGAAATCAAAAACGAAAACGGAATGTGGAAACCTATCCCTCTGGGAATGACAGAATCATAAATAATAGAACTATGATACAAGAAGTGGAGAAATCTCCGAAAGTAGCCCTGTGCCGTGCTTGCTACGGTACAGGTAAAGTAAAGAAAGTTGTAGAATATCCCTCTCGGATCTTTGGAAAGAAGCGAAGCGAAACCGTTGAGGAAGTCTGCAGACAGTGTGAAGGAAGTGGCCGGGTAACGGTAAGCGCAAAAATGACGCTTGACATCCGTCCCTATAAACCTAAAGTAGAACCGTCTATGAACGATTAAACCTATATGGGAAAGCGGCACGGAGTCAGTTATCAGAAGCGTGTAGTAGAAGTAAACAGGATATATGACCATTATGCCAGTCACGGTGTACCGAACCGTGAAATATGGCGGCGGTACATATATCCTGTGTATGCTATTAGTGAGCGTACATTCTACAATATGCTTAAAGCGTCCGCAGACCCTAAAAATGATTTGCCGGACGATACGGTACAATTGAAATTTAACTTTGACTGGGAATGAATGAAAACGTAAAAAAAGTAGTGGCCCGGATACTGAAAGACATTCAGGTGGAAATGAGTGATGAGTTTGACAAGAACTTTGAACGGCAGGCTTTTTTCAGTGAGAAATGGCAGCGACGGAAAAGCCCCATCCGGAATGAAGGTAGAGCCATACTAACAGATACCGGGGCGCTTCGGAAAAGTATCGGAAGTCGGACAACGGAAAACAGCATTACCTTCTTTACCTCTCTGCCCTATGCGGCCATTCATAATGATGGCGGTGAAATAGTGGTGACCAAGCGGATGAAGCGTTTCTTCTGGCATAAGTATTATGAGGCAACCGGAGCGTTCGGTAGAAGAAAAGACGGCAAACTTCGAAAAGACAAACGAAATGTCCGGCTTGATACAGAAGCCGATTTTTGGATGTTCATGGCTTTAAAGAAAGCAGGAAGCACCATCAGGATTCCCCGACGCCGTTTCCTCGGCACATCGCCTGAAGTGGAAAAAGCCGTCCGTGAGATTGTAGAAGAGAACCTAACAGAGTATTTTACCATTGAATATAATATCATAAGAAAATGAGAAAAGAACTTTACCGGATGCTTTGCCGGGAGCTGAAGGCCATTGACCTTATCAAGCACATAGACTTGTGGAACCATAATGTGGAATTCATCGAACAGGAAGAAAACTGGGAGCGTCCGGCTGTCTTTGTGGAATTCTGCCCTATACAGTGGAATGCGATTGTTCCCGGTGTGGAATACCGGGCAGAACCTTTGATTAAACTGCACATCGTGACGGACTGGGAAGGTTCGAGTGCTGAGGGCAGCGAGCTGCAGGAGGATGCGCTGAAGGTGTTTGACCTGTCCGGACTGCTTCATGCACAGCTTGCCGGATTGAGCGGGGAGACCTTTTTGGAGCTGGATCTGGTGGAGAGTGATACCAATCACAACCATGAGGATATTGTGGAAAGTATCGAGGTATATCAGTGTGTGGCCATCAAGCGGCTGCAATAGCCGTCTTTATTAGACAGAAAAAGCCGCGGACGTACAAATTACCGTCTGCGGCTTTTTTGTTCAATACAGGCAAAGTAAACGCAATCAGGCAGCCTCTTTCTTGTAAAGCATCATATCTGTGTAAGAAGAGTTGTAATTCATGTGAGCATTGAATTCCACCTTTGTGCAGTTTTCAAAAGGATTACCTAAATCCCTATTTTTACCTATCCATTCGCACAGCTCCAGAATTGAAGATTTGTTGGATGTGAAATATACGTATGAATGCCCCTTCAGTACATTCAGCACATCCAGATAGTCTGCCATATTCCAGTACATGTTATAGGTCCCTACGTCAGTGGACAGATAGGGCGGATCAACAAGAAATACTACTCCAGGAATATCTTTATACCGGTTGAATACTTCCTTGTAATCGCAAGATACGATTTCCAGCCCTTCGAGATAGTCCGTACATTCCGGGTAGCCGGTCTTGCGTATATTGTTGTATAAAGCTTCCTTCCGCATATCCTGAACAGACAGTTTGTATTTCATGGAAAACAAGATAGAGGAGGAGAGGGTAATGAAATCCACATATCCGGTGCTATTCTCTTCCTGCTCGATGCGGCTGAATATTCGTTCACGCAGTTCTCCTTTAATGATTTTATGACGTGGTACGGAATTCCCTACCATTTCGCGAATGTCAGCAAGCAGCTGATTCGTTTGCGGAATGTGCTTCATGCGGAAGCGGTAGTTATCAAAGTCATTATAGATAACAGTAGAGTGGGGCTTGAGGGATTTGGTAATGTGAGACAACAATCCGGAGCCACCGAACAGGTCAACAAACAATGTTCCATCCGGATATTGCTCCAGCACTTTCATGAATTCCTTGGCTAACATACGCTTTTGCCCGACAAATGGGAGAGGGGCTGACAGATACATCTTTCTCATACGTTCAATTCAAATTTTACATTTTCATTGCCGGCAAGCAGCTGTTCTGTTTTGTCGATGTTGTTTTCGTAAATATGCACATTCCCCAGATTCAGGGTGATGGATTTTAGTGGCAACTCAATCTGTCTTGATATTAGATACAAATGATAAATATCTGCCGGCAGTCCTAAATTCGCATCGCTGCTTCGCTGATAGGCGGTCATGACCAGTTCTCCTTGCTCTATCTGGAACTGAACAAGACTAAGGCATGGAGCCTGGTTGCTTTCTGTTCCTGTAGATCCGAGAAACAATATATAGTTTTTGCTGTTCCTTTTTTCCCTGTTTATGCGTTCGATGAGTGGCGGCAGTTTTTCAAAATAGGTTGGGTAGCTGTTCACAAGGATAGAGCCGCAGTAGTCCCACCAGTTGATTCCGGCCTCCCTGTATTTTTCCACGTTTCGTTCGCCCCTCATAAACAGTTGTAACTCGTTTTTTAACTTCTTCCGCGCTATGGTATGCCCCTCGAATATATCAAGAAGGTCGGCAGGGAGCAGCGTCAGCTGTTCATTCAGTAGGTAGCGGATATTCCCTTTTTTATTGCTTTGCATCTTTCCGGACGAAAGCACCTTGCCTAAGATTTGATAATACTTGTCCATGATATGAATGTTATTTATTGCGATACAAAGGTAGGGTAGGGGAGTTTGCCTTTAGTGGGAGGAAGTCCTGATTACACTGCACACAAATTGCAGTCGGTTTTAAAACGCTTGATCAGGTCATACACCTTTCGCTCACTGATGCCATATCGTAGGGAAAGCGTAGCTACGATATAAGACACTTTTTCACCATTGGTCTGCAACTTGTTATATTCATTATATAGTTCTATATATTGCACGTCATCGGGTCGTATGCCCATGTAATGGCACGTTTTTAAAAGCTCTCTGTTCAATTTTAGTATCTCAATTACTTTCATATCCAGTTAAATTTCGTACATTTGCATTGTCTCACTTATCATTGCGCAGAATAGCGCTTACATAAAAAAGCCTCTTACTGGCGAACGAGGGTATCTGCCCCCGGTCGTGCCGGTAAGAGGTGCTTTATGTTTAAATGGTAAGTGAGACGACTATTTAACAGGCCGGGGGCTTTTTTTTATCCTTCCCCCGAAGGGATTGTCAATCATTCAATCCGATATAAATCCAAGTTGAATACATCTTTCCTTTTCCATCCTTCAGCCAGTGTGTTTTGGATGTGTCTGACCGCTTGAATGTAGAAGTCCTTCAGATTATCCAACTTTTCAAAGGTATGGTATTCGGGCTGTTCATCCGAACCGAATTTGAATGTAACCGGAAGGGTCTCTCCGCCCGTCTGAACGGCCAAATCGTATGCTGCCTTATAGTTGTATTGGTTCTCCGTAGAAAGCCATACAGGGGCGCCATTATAGGCGAATCCGGATAGGATAGCTGCATCAGTCTGGCTGTTATACCATGACATAACCAATGTGCGGATTTCCTCATCAGTAGGCTTGTGTCCGAACTCCTCTTCCATGTAGGAGGCAGAGCCGTTCTCTTTTTCCTGCACATCCCAGCGGATGCGCCATTTGTCTTTAACCGGGTTCGTGCATTCCATCAGCGATACACCGGCACTTCCTTCAACTCTTCTCATGTAAACACGTATTTGGTTCTACCTTTGCCGAATGTCTCTGTCTTGATGGTCGTTTCAAACGGGAAACCATCCGGCATTTCCTTTACTTGTGCGAGAATATTCTTCATTTCCTCGCTGTTGGTGAAGAACTTCTTTGCTTCGCCGTTCACTTCGATGGCCACAATACAGCGGTCTTCTCCCTGCTCGGTCTTGATACCGGTCTCAAAGTCCTTCACTACAATCGGTAAGTTTACCAGTTCCCGGATGCTTACCACCACACCGGGAAATCGCTTCTTGCCGTCCTCCGGCTTGTAAGCGACATTCAAGTCTTTAAAACTTCTCATTTCTTTGCCTGTTAATTTTTTAAACAACTTATTACAGTCGGCGTGCTTCGTCATGCCGTAGAAACTGGCAATCAGTTCTCGCCGTCTTTTTCTCGATTTTACCTCGTGCATCTTCCGGGCAAACTTCTGCTTGATACGTTTCCGCAATCTTACATAGTCGGGACGGATAACATAGCCAAGGAAATCAATGCCTTCTTCTACAGGGAATACCCGTTCATTCGGCTTTATTTCCAAGTCTATTTTTCCCATTTGCCTGTGAATAACATCACGAATCTTCCACAATTCCGCTTTCGTTTTACCGAGTACCAGTCCGTCATCGCAATAGCGATAGTAATAACGAACCCCGTACTTATCCTTCAGATAGTGGTCTAAAAATACAGACAGAAGCAGATTTCCTGCCCCTTGTGAACTGCGCAGTCCGAAGCTTATACCTTCCGGCAGCAGCTTAACAAACCGCTCCAGTAGCACCAACAGCCTTTCGTCCTTGAACCCCCTCCGGAAGCACCACATAACAAAGTCCTGCCGCGCATTGTCGTAAAACCTACGGATGTCAAACTTGTATGCGTAAAGTGTGCCTTCCGGGTCTTTTTGCAAATCGGTACGTATGCAGTTCATCAGATCATGAGTACCGCGCCTTTTGATGCTTGCACCGGTTGTCCGGATATAACGTTTTTGCAGGTGGCGGTCCACCACATTCATGATGGCAAACACAGCGATGCGGTCTTTCATGGACAGGATCTGCAAAATACGTTTTTTACCGTATTCTTCAATTTCCCTCTCATGGTAGCCGCCCAGCCGGAATGAACCGTCCGCAATGGAAGCCGTCAGTTCGGCGATAATCTTCTCCCTATGGGCAAGCAGGAATCGTCCCTGCCTTGACCTCTTACGACCGGTTCCGCGAAGTACCGAATCGAATGCCTCCGACATATTGGAGTATTCGATGATTTCCTCGATAATATATCCTTCCCTGCGCATAAGCTATTGGTTAATAAACATGAAAGATAAGGGCCTTCCTTTCCCCGGATCTGACTTCTTCGAACTGATAACAGCCTACCAAACTCCACCCGACGCGTGATTTTTCAGCTTTCCACCCTAATGGGTGCTGTTGCTGTGGCTTGCTTCCCTCGGCACCGCTTCGGGGACACGTCCCCGGTGCTGTACGCCGATTAATTAGATTTCCAGACGCGAGCCGATATTCGCATTCGTATTCGAAGCATCGTTATTCGCATTCGCATTCGACACACCGCCATTCGCGTTCGCATTGTTGTACCCGCGATAGACCACACGGAC